GCTCGCTGGGTGGGTGCGCTCAACACTCAACGATTCCGTGTTCTCCACGACCGGATGGAAAAACGAGCGACTGAATCTTCGCGTCGACTCCAAGCAGTGCGTCGTCGTGTACGATCCGGATCCGTCTGGAAAGTTTGGCCTCGTTCCCGCCATCGAGCCGGTGCGCGATGCCGCAAATACGCAAACTCAGGTCGACCAGTACACGTCGGCGCTTCTGCGGAACGGTGGTCGCCCTGGGTTCGTGGTCACCACGGAAGGCGCGATCAACGACAACGACCGGCAGCGGTTTCTGTCCGAGTGGCAATCCCTCTATGGGGGAGCCTACAACGCAGGGAAGACCGCGATCCTTGAGGGTGCGAAGTGGGACCTCAAAGAGATATCCCCGCTCAAGCCGCAAGACGTTTCCAACGAAAATTTCTTCCGTGATTCCGTCCGCAAGGTCGGCATGGCATTCGGCGTTCCCGAGTTCGAACTTGGCCTGACAGAATCTGTCAACAAGGCATCGAGCGCGGAGATTCGCGTAAAGTTCCTGACCGGGACAATCGTGCCAATGTACCGCACCCACGAACGGGCATGGACTCGGCAATTCTTTCAGCGGTTCGGAATCAAGCACCGCCTACAGTTCAACGAGTTCTCGCTTCCCGAGTTCGCGGACGTGATCGCCACTCGCGTCGAGAATGTCGCGAAACTCATTGCTGCAGGGACACCCCGGAACGAGGCTTACCGCATCAACGGGATTCCCGTGAATGATGTGGATTGGGGTGACACCGGATTTCTTCCGACCACGCTTGGCCGTGCGGAAGACATGGCAAAAGAGCCGTCCGAACCAGTTGCCGTGCCTGCCATTGAGCCATCGAAGACACCCATCGAAGATCCGACAAAACTTGTCATCGAGGGCAGCGCAACACGATCAGAGGTGAAAAGGATCCGCCTTTCCCAGCGCCTAAAGGCCATCGGCAGCAAAGCGGATACCGCCATCGCCGTCGAGTGCTGGTCCAAGTGTGTGACACCATTCGAGGAACCAATCGCAGCAGGGACGACGAAATGGGTCAAGCGATACAAGGGGCATTTCCTCAAGCGTTTGAACCACTTCCTAAAAACTGGTCAGCACCTCGACGAGACTTCACCCCTTGCGAAAGACGTTTCTCGGATCATCGAATGGAAGTCTTCGGAAGATCCGAACATCCCAAGCGATCAGGACGTCCAAGCGATGCTTCCCGACCAGGGGATGTCGGTCGCGGGGCTCCAGGGGCAATGGCGCGGAGTCTTTGGATCGGTTGAGGATGCGACGGCTCTCCAGATGGGCAAAGAGCTGGACTCGCTGTCCGCATGGCCTACCGTGGCACCAGAGGCGCGGCGCGGCATCTCACTTGCCCGCCTGGGTGATGCAATCGGCGTCGATGACACGATCCGCAAGCAGTTGACCGCTGTCCTGCATGGCGAGCTTTCGCGCACACCGATGCCTCATCCGGTCCAGATTGCAAGCGCACTTCGCGCCGAAGCCGCGCACGTCTTCGACAAGGCTTTCGTCCGCGCAGCCACGATTGCCCGCACCGAAGTTGGCTCTGTGATGGGCGACTACAGGCGCAAGATCATGGAGACGGAGGGTGTCCAGAAAAAGCGTTGGTCTGCTGTTCATGATGGACATACCAGGCAATCCCATCTCGATGCATCCGGCGACGGAAGCATTCCAATGTCATCCAAGTTTTCAAACGGGCTTGATCGCCCACACGACCCAAACGGAACCGCCGCCGATGTCTGCAACTGCCGGTGCGTCCTGATTGCGGGGGAAAAATGATTCGGACGAAATCCGGCATCGCGATGAAGGTCGCTCCAGACGTCGAGGCTATCGGGTCGCTCCTTGCTGCCCGTGGTATCGATGTGGATCCCGCTGTCGCGGCGTCTCGGTACGTCCGGTACATTGCCTCAGAGGAATCAACTGACACGATGGGCGATGTCATCCTCGCAAGCGCGTGGGATGTGAGGGAGTGGCTCGACAATCCAGCCATGTTCGCGGATCACTCCAACCGGACAGGATCTGTCGTAGCTCGTGGATTGAATGCGCAGATCATTGGCAAGCAGTTGGTGGTCGATGCGTTTTTCCTGCCCCCCGAACTGGACCCTACCAAAGGCACGGCAGAGACGCTTTACAAGATGGTCAATGCTGGCATCCTGACGGACTGCTCGGTTGGATTCTTTCCGAAGGCCAAGGGGTACCGCTGGGCGACCGATGCAGACCGCGCCACATACGGCAAGGAATGCGGGATGATCTACACGGGCGTGGCTCTCAAAGAGCTATCCGTGGTCGGCGTGGGCGCTCATCCATCCGCCAAGGTTGAGGCTGTCGCCAAAGGGTTGCGCGATGGATCGCTCACCGAAAGCGACATCAGGAGCATGAAGACGCTCGGCATGGATGACATGATCGAACGCGCTCTTTTCCGAATCTCCCCGAAGACAATTTCTGTCCCGGAGCCATCGGCCAATGCCGACATCCTGGATGCCATCGCGAAGATGGGCAAAGACCTTTCCGTTATGAAACGGATGCAGCGCAAGGAGGGCCAGCTTGGCATCTTCCTGCCTCTCGAAGCGGCACAGAACATTGCAACATGGATCGAGGCAATCGAGGACACGCTGTCCGAGTACATGCCCGATCCCGACGAAAACGAAGAGGATGACGAAAATCCAGCGGCGTCCAATCCGGTTACACCACCATACGAGGAACCAGGATCCGTCAGCGCGGAAACTCTCAGCGCGTTGAAGGCTTTGGCACTCCTCACCAGCACAACCACAGGAGCATGATCATGGACGAAGAGATCAAGGCACAACTAGCAACGATCGCGAAGTCGGTCGAGGGCTACAAGGAACAGGCCGCGAAGACCGGCGAGAACGAGAAGACCATCGCGACCGTTGTCGAGAAGATGGAGAGGATCCAAGCCGACATAAAGGACATGGCGCAGAAGGCTGCATCCTTCAACGTCTCCGGAGTCGCCGACGAATTCGGCATCGACCGCAAGGACGCCGGGAAGTTTCAGGCTGGCTCCCTGCTCAAGGCTCTCCACGCCAAGAGCATCAGCCAGAAGATGGGTGTCGCCCTGGATCGCGTCGAAGGCTACAATGGCCGCGAGAAGGAGCTTGGCGAGCAGATGATCACGAAGGCAGCGGAGTTCGGCAACGACTCCAGCGGCGGTGTGTTCGTCCCCAATTCCGTCCTGGGCGACTTCGTGGACACTCTTCGCCCGAACGAGCGCGTATTGCTCGACGCTGGCGCGAAGATGGTCACGCTTCCCAGCGGCACTGGAACGATCCAGCTCCCCCGCAAGCTGACCAATACGTCGGGAAGCGACTTGGCGGAAAACGGCGCCCCGTCGAATTCCGACCTGACCTGGGAACTGATGACCCTGGCACCGCACCGCACGTCGGCGCTGTCCAGCGTGTCGAATCGGCTGACCTTCTCGGTCGCGGACTACGTTCGCATCCTGCGTGAAGACCTCATCAAGACCGTCCTCCTGCGTATGCAGTTGGCCGCGATCTACGGGACTGGCGCTGCCGGACAGGTGCTCGGCATCAAGAACGATCCGAAGGCGCTGACGCTGGCCCTGGGCGGCGGATCCGCTGGCAAGGTCTCTCGGTACACCGACGTGGCCAAGTTCGAAGACCTGCTCATGAGCGCCAACGCCGACACCACGGGCGCGGTCCTCATCACGCATCCCAACGTCATCCGGAACATGAAGGCCGAGCGCGTCAACCAGTACAGCGGACAGACGGGAGGCCAGCCGGTCTTCGCCTTCCAACCTGCGCAGATGACCAACGACCAGCTCCGCAAGCAGATGGGCTACGAGTTTCAGACTTTGACCCAGATCAAGAACGACCAGACCGTCGGATCCGATACCGATTGCGCCGACATCCTGTTCGGTCGCTTCGACAATCTGTCGTTCTACACCTGGGGCGGAATGAAGCTCAAGGTGTCCGATCAGGCAACCATCGGAAGCCTTTCAGCCTTCACCAACAACCTGCAGTTCATCATGGCTGATGTGGAGTACGATGTACTCTTCCGTCAGCCCAAGGAATTGCTGGTCGTGACCGGCTGCAAGACCACCGCCGTCACCGGCGAATAATTCTCCACAAGGCCAGACAATTCCTGTCCGGCCTCCCCTCTTTTTTGAAAGGAGCCCAATCATGGGCATGAACTCGAAGAATCTGGCTCTTGCGGTGATCCCGAAGGCCGCGCTCGACATCACCACTACGTCGGCTTCGTCCGTCAATGGCACCACCATCGACTTGCAGGCGCTGACCAGTTCCGCGCCGCAGGACATCGCCTTCGCGGTGACCGCAACCTCGCTCGGAACCGGCACCGTCTCGTACAAGGTGCAGGACTCGGCAGACAATTCCACCTTCGCGGATGTCACCGGGGCAACCTCGCCCAACCTCACGGCGAAGCAGGTCTACGTGATCTCGGTGGGCGCGGCTCGCGTTCGTCGGTACGTCCGTGTGGTGGCCGTCTGCGGCTCCGTCACGAACGCCACGATCTACGCCGCCTTCTTGGGCTACTCTCTCCGTGAAGAGCCGCCCAATGGCACCCTGAATGGCACCGACTTCACCGTCTTGGGGAACTGATCGTGGGCGCGATTGCCTTGACAACTATGGATCGGCTTTCAGCGTGGATTGACGTCCCGTTGAAT